GGCGGCGATCGGCACCGCCGAGAGCTCCAGCGGCTGCCAGTCGATGGCGCGCCACACCGGCACCTGGCCGTCCTCTTCGATCACCTCGTAGGCGCGCACGGCATAGCCGACCGAGACGCTGCGGATGATCCCGGCCTGGACGTCCTGCCACAGTGGCTCGACATCCTCGCGCTCGGAGAAGCGGACGACGGCGCGGCCCGCGAGTGTGCCGCCGTCATTCGCAATCCACGCCCGCTCGACCACGCCCAGCACGTTCAGGAGGGTGTAGGCGCCATGCGCGTTCAGGAGCGGCGCCCCGGCATTCAAGCGGGAGAGATCGACGTGGGCGGGATCGAGCGAGAGCACCTCGTCGTAGCGCCGGCCGGTGAACAGATCCCGCCGACGGACCGGCGCCCCGGTCGACCACACCAGCTCGACGGTGCGCGCTTGGGCATCAATCGTGTCCGGCTGCAGTCGCACATCGGCGCGGATCTGCAGCGGCAGCTCGATGGTTTCCATCGTCCTCTCTCAGTATTGGTAGGGAAGGATTGCTGAAGAAAAGTGCACCTGGGCGCGGGCGAGAAGGATTCCAGAGGCGCCATCGCCTGTGTAACTTGCCGCGCCGCCGTAGACCCGAGGCCGGATGGCGTAGGTGCCGGCCTCTGCCGGCAGCGAGCAGACCATCCACAATCGCCACCAGTCGCCCCCGAGTGGATCGGCCCCATGCGCCACGATGCCGACGGTGCCCGCGACCGTCGCCGACTGATTGGCGCCGGTTGTCAGATCGACACGGATGAAGGCCCTGTTGGTGCTCGAATTGTCGTCGAGATTGAGATACGCCTGCGTCCTGCCGGCCGCTTTGGCGGCGAGCGACGTGAACAGCCGTGTGACACCAGCCGGCTTGGTGAATAGCTGCCGGATCTCGTGGTTGCCGGAGGTGGTGTCCTCGATCAACGCATCCGCAGTCTGTGCACCGCCAGGCGCCGCCGCGGCATTCGCCTGCACCGAAAGTTTGGATTTAAGCCAGGCGGCGTTCTCGTAAGCGTCGCTGTGCTGGAGAACATTCGGCGGTACAACTGCAGCCGCAGACCCCGCCGCGGCAGCCGCTGCAGGGGAATATTTGACCGCCATTATTCAGCCTCTTCGATCGGCTTGGGTGCGCCGGTCTTGGTTGCCTTTCTGGGATCGGTGTCGAGGACGATGCCCAGGGAATCGAGCTCGGCATTGGTGGCGGCGATCTCGGCCAGCACGTGCGCGGGGTCATAACCCTGCCGCGCCACGGCTTCCTTCAGTGTCATCAGCCCTGCGCGCACCGCCAGGATGTCAGCCTGGATGTCTTTGAGCGGATCGACCGCCTCGAACCGCGGCGCGGTCCATTCGGCATCGATGATCCCATCCGGCAGCGCGCCGATCGCTTGGCTCGTGGCGACAAACCGTTGCCACACCGGCCGGCACAGCCCCGGCACCAGCAATTGCCATTGCAGCGCCTCCATCCGGCGGCGGAACTCGATCAGCCCGGCGCGGATCGAGGAATAGTTGACCTGGGAGAGGTCGCCGGTCAGAAGCTCGTAGGTGAGCCCCACCCCGGCGGCGATCGCGTGCAGCTGAACGCGCATGTATTCGCCGTAGCCACCGGCATGCGACGGCGTGGCGAACTTCACGTCCTTGCCGGGGCTTAAGTATTCGATCATCCCCGGCTCGAAGCTCTCGACCCGGCGGCCGTCGGCATCGCTGGTCGCCCTGCCCAGCGTTTCCTCATCGTCCGAGCCGGTGACGAACGCCGCGAAGCAGGCCTCGATCTTCTTGCGCACCAGTTCGGCATCGTCGTAGTCGTCGAGATCGCGCAGCTTCAGAATCACCGGCGCAAACCACGGCACGCCGCGCACCTGGCCCGGCCGCAAGCGGTCAAACAGATGCAGCACGGAAGCCGCCGGCACCGGCTGGCTCACGAGCGAGGCGCGGCGGAACATCGCGACCTCGCCGGGATGCACCGGATAGAGCCAGTAGGCCCGTCGCCGGCCGAGAGCATCGAACTCGACACCCTGGATGACGAAGCCGCCACCGGGGGCGTCGCCGGTCTTGCTGGCGTCCAGATGATCCGGCTCAAGGAGCTGCAGTTGCAGCGGTACCGGCAGACCATCTTCCGCCCGCCGCTCGCGGACGCGCACCAGGCACTCGCCGCTCTCGACCAGGGTGCGGACGATCAGCGCCTGCAGGCCGGAGAAGTCGGTCAGGCCATCGGCATCGCAGGTTTCGGCGAACCGCGCCCAGAGCCTGTCGGCCATCTCGTTGATGGCGCCGTCGCCCGATCGCGCCCGCGGCATGATGCCGGTGCCGACGAGGTTGCTCACCACCGCACTCACCGCCTTGGCGGCGTACGGATTGTTGCGCACCAGGTCACGCGAGCGGTCGCGCAAGCGTGCGATGGCGGTGCCGATCTCGGCGTTGGCGCTGGTGCCGGCGACCACCCAGCCATCGGTGCGCCGGCCGATGCGCGCACCCTCGTAAGAGCGGGCGAGCATCGCCATCGCCGCACGGGCCTGCGCCCGGCGCAATGCCGCTCCCGGCGCCACCAGCCCGATGGCGCGATCGAGAAGGTTCATTCTTTGAGTGTCCGATCAGCCCTTGGCGAACCTGGCGAGGCTGCGCCGTGGTTTCGGGGTGCCGGCCGCTGCTGCCATCTCGCTCTCGATGGTCCTGATCCGGCGGATCAGATCGGCTTCCGAGCCGTATTCGACGGTTTTGCCGTCGTACGTCACGCGCAGCGTGCCGGAGGCGTACGCCCGTTTGAGTGCGTCGAGCTCGGCTTGCGTCCACGCCATGGCTCTACCGCCGCTTTGTTTTCTCGAAGGTCCGCAGTCCCGCCATGCCGAGCATGGCGAGCACCAGCTCAAACAAATGATCGGTGACAATCGCCGGCACCGGCAGCCCAAGCGCGAAGGTGCTGATCGCCCAGGTCGCCACCGGCTGTAGGAGGAACGCCCACACCAGCGCCAGCGCACACACCCAGCCGATCGCCGGCCGCCACCCGGCGACGAACACGGAAGCGTGCGCGGCCTCGGCGAGGTTGACCTCGATCTGCTTCAACGCCGGCAGCCGCTCGATCTCGAGGCGCGCCAGTGCCAGCTTGGCCCGTTCCTCGTCGGAGGTGAACAGCCGATCGAGAACCTCGCCAACTCCTTCGACGACGCCCTGGACGGCGCCGCCCACAACATCTGCTGCGATACCGCTCATGCTGTCACACCGTGTTCCAGATCAAAGTCCGAGGTGCGGGCTTTGATCCCGCCGATCTCGTCACAGCTGTGCCAGATCAGTGTCCGGAGAGCGGACACTGATCCCGCTTTCGGACGCTCTTCCCGTCGATGCCCTTGGGTGCGGTTTAACACAGTGTTAAAAATCGGCCCGGCTCAAGTCCTTGTCAGCCAGGTGCGCCTGCGACCGCCGAGCCATGCCGGACGATGAAGCCTGGCGCTCTTAGGTTGATCTGTCGCCGCCTCGGCTGCGGAGTCTGTCTGGCTGTGCCGGCTGGCTGGGATTGCGCCAGCGGTTTTTTTCTCGACGCCCAGTTGCGCCTCCAGCTCGCGCCACTTACGCTCGGACCAGCGGTCGAGACCGGCGATCCAGGCGGCAGCGCGGGCATAGACCCTGCAATCGAGCGCCTCGTTGCGCTCGCGCATCTTCTGCCATTCGAGGCGCGAGAAGCCGCGTCGGGTCTTCACCGTCATCAGCTGCTCGGCCACCAGCTGCTTGACCCACTCCGCATCGACATTGCGCGGCAGCTGGATGCTGCCGGCCGGCGGCGCGTCGCCATCGGCCGGGCGATCGAGCCTTAGGAACCGGTAGGTCTCGCTCTTGAAGGTGGCCGTCGCAACGGTCCACAGCTTGGCGCCGCGGCGGATCTTCCGCCCACCCTCGGTAGCATCGACGTAGGAAGGCCCGATCACCGGCGCCGGCCGGTTGAAGCCGTCGACGCCCTTGACCGCGACCACCTGGGCCCCGCCCATCCGCCTGGCCCAGGCATAGACTGCGGGTGCCTCGTAGCCGGTATCGATCGCAAGCCGCGAGATCCCCATTTCTGTCCCGGCTGCATGCGGCCAGGAGAACCCCAAGAGCTCGGTGAGGGCTGCCCACGCGTGCGCCTTCTCCGGCCCGCCCTCAATCACGACATGATCGATCAGCCAGCTGGTGAGGCCGCGGCCCCAGGCCCAGATGGAGACCTCGATGCGATCGCGCTGGACATCGGCACCGGCGGTGAGCAGAAGGCCGCCCATCGGCACCGAGCCGAGGCGGTAGTCATGGCGGCGGTCATAGAGCCGCTGCCAATCAGGAGCTTCCCCCGTCTCGACCCAGCTCTCGCCCAGCACGGTGTTGATGAAGCTGCGCTTGGCCTCGACTGCCGTCTGGCACGCCTCCCATTCGCGCGCGATCCGCTCCCACGACAGCCAGCCGACAGGCGAGTACAGGCTGGAGAGGTGAAAGCCGATGGTGAACGGATCGGCGGAGACGGCCATCGGCCGCCACTCGCCGTTCTCCAGCATCTTCGTCTTGTAGTGCTCGGCGATCGGGATCTCGCAGCTCTCGCAAGAGTAGGCCGCGGTCTCCGGCTTGCCTTTCTGCCAGCGCAGGCGCTCGAACTTGAGGAACTGCCGATGCCCGCAGTGCGGACAGGGGACAAAGAAGCGCCGCTGGTCCGAGGCCTCGTACTCGCGCTCGATCCTTGATAAGCCCTTGATCGTCGGCGTCGAGGCGAGGAAGACTTTTCGCCGCCAGGAGAAGGTGCGCGTGCGCGCTTCCGCCAGGGCTACCGGATCGCCCTCGTCGTCGGCCGATGCCGGATAGGCGTCGACCTCGTCGAGGAACAGGTACCGCACCGGCATCGAGCGCAGGCCCACGGCCGAGTTGGCGCCGGTCATCACCAGGATGCCGCCGGGGAATTCCTTCGACAGCACGGTGTTGCCGGAGTCGCGCGAGCGCGCGGGTGCGACCTTTTCGCGCAACGCCGGGCTCTCCTCGATCAGCGGGTCGATGCGCTGCTGCGAGAAGCGCTTGGCCAGCTCGACCGACGGCTGCACCGCCAGCATCGGCCCGGGAGCGTGGTGGATGACATAGCCGATCCAGCAGCAACCTCCTTCGCTAGCTCCCACCTGACTTCCCTTCATGAACACCACCCGCTGCGCCGCATGCCGCGGGCTGAGCGCGTCCATGATGTCGCGCAGGTACGGCGTGCGCGATGTCCGCCACGGCCCGGCCTCCGACGCGCCGCGCGGGCTCAAGACCCGATGCCGATCCGCCCACACCGAGACGGTGAGATCGGGATCCGGCGTGAGCCCGGCCGCCCAGGCCCTTAAGAGATCCGCTGCGCCATCGAAGGCGAACGGAACTTCTGGCACATCTGCCAGAGGTTCATGCATCGCGCTATCCCAGCTCCGGCCGGACATCGGCCAGCTCGTCCAGGTGCTGGCGAATGTAGGTTTCGAGAACGGTTTGCATCGCGTGCGGATCGAGCCCCAGCTCGGCCGCCATCATGGCGGCAACCCGTGCCGGCCAGCCGGCCCAGGCGTCGCGTTCCTG